ATCTCCATTGGGAGCGTCAGGAGTTTCTGCCAGGCTGTTCTGGAGCTGGATGGCCATATCCAGAAGATAGCTGGGAATGCGTATGCGGCTGAGCGTATCGATAGGCTCATCTTTATCGTTGTACAGGGTCAGCTCGATCGGTGCGGCAGTTAATGGCATGTGATTTACCTTAGAAACCACCCTCCCCAAATTGGGGAGGGGTTAGGGGTGGGGCTATGCCGTGGTGAAGTTGACCACGGTATCTGCCAGTGCCTGGCCATGGACATCTATCACGCCCGGGACGATCAGTAGATAGTCGGTGGCGCCGGCCAGGTTGGTGGTGGGGTCGAGTGTGACCACCGTGCGGCCCGCGTTGATCGTCCTCGAGCAGGCCTTCGGCACGCCGGCTGCCGTGGTGAGGATGATCCCATTCTCGGCGCCACTGCCCAGCGGGTTCGAGAAGGTCAGTGTGATGTTGGCACTCACGACCACACCGGTCGCTGCATCGGCCGGCGAAGGTGTAAGAGTGAGGGCGGAAGGGGCACCTGCAGACGGGACCTGGACCGCATCAAACCAGTCGGAGCCATCAAAATTGGTAGTGTCTTCATCGCCTTCCACACCCTTGGAACCATCCATCAAAGACGCATCCCCTATGAGATCCCACTGATACATGGTCTTGATCGCGGTGAAACTGATCTTGGTCGCTTTTGGATCGGGAGTGTCTGTCTTACTCCCCAGCTCCTTCGATGGCGGTGTGAACTTCCCTTTTAGATATTGGACATAGTGATACTTTCCATTGGATTTCTGGGATCGAAAGGAAAGTGCTATATCGGGAGGCGTTCCACCGTTGTCCAGGAGGCGCCCCGTCGCGTCATCGAAGACTTTGCCCAACAGGATGGCGCGGGTCTTCATCGGGATCTGGGTAACCTCGAAGTCGATCTTGGTCTCGCCTTCATTGCTCATCGTGTCGAAGGGGCCATCATCGGCGTATTGCGTTTTACTGTTGGTCGCCGGGGCGACCGCTGCCGTCATCGCAGGCGCCATATACACTGGCGTTCCCGCGGCATAGGCAGATGCATCGTCCTGCGTGACCAGGGCATAGTAGACATCACGCAGACCGACATTGCTTTTAAATTCACCTTGTGCTGCCATAATGTTTCTCCTTACTGGAAAATAACAAACTCTTTCGCCAGCCCATAATGACCGGTGCTCTGGTCCTGGGGCAATTGGCGCTCATTGCTTTTTTTGAAACCTGCTGCCAGCATGGCCGTATCCACATCCGGGATGGAGACCAGCCCGGCCCGGCTCCAGATCGTGACCTGCACCAGGTCGGACCACTCGGTCTGGGCATCATCGGCATGCTGCTCAGGAGATCCAACGATCAACTGGTAGGCGATGAATTTATCGGGCAGGGCTGCCACGCTCTTGTAGGGCGCCAGGCTGAAGGGGACTGCAGGGCTGAGCGTGCTGAGGGCAGTCGTGACCCGTTCGAAGATCGTGGTGGTCATAGAAAGCCCATCGCCTTCAGCGTGTCCTTCATCACGCGCATGGCAGCCGCTTTCCTGGTTTTGAAGGCCGGGCGGACATACGGCTGCGCTGCCACAGAGGAAGAACCAAACTCCTGGACATTCCCATAGATGGCTGTCTCTTTGTCTGCATTCATGAGACCGATATCGACATAAGAAAAATTACCGGTGCGGTGCGGTCCATCCACTTCGAGATGGTGCTCGAGATTGTGGGTATCCTTGGGGACCAGCGCATCCATCTGCTTCAGGATCGGTTGAGCACCTGCAGCCAACGCCTTTCCGACGGCGGCATCGATGTCGACTCCGGCCAGCGCCAGGTCTTCGAGATAGGCAGCCAGGCCGATCAGCTCCAGCTTTCCTTTCGTAGCCATCAGACAGTGCCTTTCACGCGCTCGACGATCAACTCCAAAAAGCGGCGCTTGTCCTGGACATGGTCCACGGAGAGGATCTGCCAGGGCTCCGAATCTTTCAGCACACGCCAGGTGGGCAGCACGTCGCTCCGATATCGGATGGCCACCGTTGCCCGCTGGACCGTAGCCAGCGATTCACTCTGCACGACTTCGACGCCATGCGCATTGGTCCAGCGCGCCCAGACCGTGGGCTTCGAAGCTGCATTTGCATACGTGACAGACTGCGCCCCACCCGCATCCGTGGCAATGGTTGGACTCTGCAGGGTGATCTGCGTGCGCATGTCGCCCGGGTTGACAGCGAAGCCTACCATCAGGCGCTCACATCCTCTGCGGGCGACTTTGTGATCACCACATAGATATTTACAGAGAGATCGCTGCCTGAAGTTTGCCGGAGCCCGCCGGCGACCGAGATCACACTTTCAAATCTTGAGACCTGGCTACCGCTGACACCATAGATCCCGGTCACAGCGACCACGTGGTCGCCAACTTTCGTGCCAGGCAGTGGGATCGATCCTGCGCCGGTCAAACCAGCGACCACATGCTTGTGGTATTTCAGCGTTTCCGCTTCGAGCTGGGCCAGTGCATTGGTGACACCAAATGCCAGGGGCGCATCGGTAATCAACGAGCCCGCCTGGCCGGGATTGTCATAATATTGCACGAGCAGCATGCCTGCGACAGCTTTTGCGGTTGGGCTGATCGTTGCATCTGCGGTCCAATCGCGGCCGGTTGCCCGCTTGATGACATCATCCACGATCGGCAGGAGCATCAGCATCACGGCATCGGTGGTGTCTGTTCGGACGAACTGGGCAGCTTCAGCCGCGGTGAGGATATTAGCCATTGTTATTCAGCCGGGACGTTATTAGTGACTTCCTGTGCAGCCACATCGTCGAGGGGCACACCATCGTTTTCACTGACGATTCCGCCGGTGTCATCGTCGTAAGCCCAGGTCACATCCGATCCATTGGTAACCGCGGGAATGACATAACGCACCACAGTGTGGTCTGCCTGGCGTGTGGCACTCGTGATCTCCTGGGCATCCTCATCCACTTCGATCGTGACGCCCGCTGCAAAGTCCGCGGCAGCCACTTCAGTAGAGAAAGTCACCACCAGCGTGACCGCATCCACGGTGCCGATCTCAGCAGCCGAAAATGCCGGCGTATCCAGGAAGATAAGATTCCCGCCCTGCGCATCGATGAGCACAGCGGCAGCACCATAGAGGATCTGCCTGGCGCTATAACCATTCGCCCGGTAGGCAGCCACAGAGCCTGGGCGCACACGGATCGCGTCGGGTCCCTTGACCATCAACACCTGGGAGGTGGTATCCAGACCCTCGCCGCCTTCGCTGTAGCGCATCCCAAGGATCTGCCAGTCCGCTGCCAGGTACGCAGCCAGCGCGTCTGGCAGGACGTTCATCGTGGCGCTTTCCTTGACCATGAGAAATTGCGTCTCTTGTGGCATGGATTAATTCTTTTTTGTTCTTTTGACAACCGTCTCAATCGTCTTCTCGACGCTGGGTCCTTCAGCCGGTGGGACGGATGATGCTTCGGGCCCGGTGGGCGCCTGGATGACAACCCAACCATCTGCCTCATACGTCGGTATCTTGTCAGGCGGCACATTCATCGTCGCCGGGCCTTTTTGCATCAGAGCATATTGAGCCATTTCAAAAACCTTCTTTCCCCTCCCCTATGGCGCCTGGCGCTATGGGGGAGGCGGGGGCCGGGTGGGGTCTATCCAAGCAGCGTAACGATTGCTTCGGGTTTCACAACCTTCACACCCCAGGCGAGTGAAACTTCGACGATCACTTCATGGTATGCGGGATAGATGGATACCAGGAACGTGATCCCGCTGAATGCATCGCTAACTTCAATATGCTCGCCCAGGGCGCCTTCCTTCGGCAGCTTGGGGAGACGGGTCAGAAGATGGATGGCATTGCGCTCAAAGGCAAAGTTGCCTGTGTAAGCCGCGCCCACTGCCACCGGATCATTATTGACCCAGGCAACTTTCAAGCCTGGCTTGGCAAGGACGATATCGCCATCGCCATCACCGGCAAACCCGGTACCGACCACGTATTTATTTGTGTCACGCGCCGTCTTGGTGTTGCTGAGGACATCGCCAGCCAGGATGGTGCCTGTGCCTGTATCGATATGGACGGTGTTTTTCCCGGCCGCATACCCGGCAGTCAGATCAACCAGATAGCCGGAAGCTGTGCCTTTGGCGTGCGTAACGATCTGACCAGACTCGTGCATCTCGAAACCTTCCAACCTGCCGAGTTTTGCCTCCCGCAACAAATCGGCGCTGCCTGCCTCATTCACCTTGAATAGATTGGCTTGTATGCTGCGAATCTGTGCGCCACTGGTGGTGCTGAGAACCATGTGCATATCGCTGGTCCAGGCTCCATTATCGATAAGGATTTTCCGAGGCCCAGCCACATCCGCCAGGTTGCCCGCGGTCGCAAAAGGTGTGACGCCTGCGGTACCGTATGCCTGCGAAGCGCCAGCCGCGGCGGCCAGGGCGAGATCCGACTCGACTTCGTTCACGAGCGTGCGGAATGCCTGGGAGAATTGATCTTCCTTGACATTATCAAAGATCGGAGCAATGGCGGCCTGCTCTTCGCCCTTCCACACAAAGGGTACTTTCTTGACCTTGCTGATGGTCATCGAGCCATAGCCAAGAGCTGCACCAGCCGGTTCGGTGAGGACCGGACCCGGCGCCACATCTGAAGCCGCCATGGTGGGCACGATCGGATAGGTGATGTTCTGGTCCTTGGCGACCATCTCACCGCTTGGATCCAAATAGACCGCACCGATGAAGCCGATCTGCTCGCGCAGGACGCGATCAGCAGCTCTGTAAATAGTGGGGATCAACCCCGTGAGTGTGTTTTCGTTTGCCATGATATTTTTTCCTTATTTATTAGTCGACACGCGAGCGTCGAGGCCTAGTCCTGGACCATCCCACCGCTCTTGGAAAAAGCGAGACGGTCTTTCGGTTTAAGTGCCTGGAAGTCAGACAGCTTCATGACCTTGGGACTATCATCCTTCTGGTCATTCGCGGCGGGGTCGGGCGGCGTGGTGAAGAGCGAAGCCATGGAATCATTGATCAGGGATGCATCCCGCATACTGGCATACAGCTTATTGGCTTCCTCGGCTTTGGTCTTTGCCTCGTCCAGCGCGGGGCGCAGCTCAAGAGCCTTCTTCTTGCCTTCTTCCGTCCCTTCGGTGAAGGCGGCATCCATCTCGGCCAGGATCCGCTTCACATCTTCATCCGCTTTGAGGGCGGCATCGTAATAGGGTTTGAGGTTCGGCATTGGTTTCTCCTTACTTGAAAATTTGAATGTAATCACGCAGGCGCTGCGCCTCGTGCTCAAAATCCGATTGAGCTGGATCGCTGGATTCCATCTCTTGCGGACTATTGACAGATTGATTGGCCCCGCCCTGAAGGGCTGGAGCTTTTGCTTGGAACAGACCATCGATGGTCTCCTGCAGGGTGCCCACGCGGTCCGCCATCCCCAGGTCAACCGCCTGCTGGGCACCGACCACGCGACCCTCACCAAAACCATTGCGCACAACGGAGGCTTTCACAGCGCGGTTGCGTGCCACGGAATTAACGAATGCATCGTAATAGTCACCGACTCTTGCATCGATGGCAGCCCTGGCTTCC